GCCATCGCCGGCACGCATCGCACCAGCGCGCCGGGCTCCCGGAAAGTGTGCACGACGCCGTCGGGCATCGTCAGCGCCCACTCGGTCCGCCACCCGTCGCCAAGGGTGAGGGCGGTGGTCGTCGAGCCCAGCACGGTGTAGGAAGCCACGCCCCCCACCGGCGTCGTCGCTCCCGTCGTTACCGAGGCGTTCTCGGCGTTGTACAGGGTGAAGACGCCAGCCGAGGGCGTGGCAAGACTGCCGCCGCGGTAGACCGCCAGCGCGAGCGTCGTGTCGCGTCCCCGCTGGATCAGCAGGGGACCGTCGACGCGGGGGCTGTAGGCGACCGCGATAGGCATGGATCAGACCGCCTCGGCGACGATGAAAGAATCGCAGCGGCAGGAGTTCCCGGCGTTGGCAACGGACCAAACGCCGGTCGCCTCGATCTTCTGCGCGACGGCGGAGTCGATCGACAGCGACTCGAACGCCACGCGGGCGGTCGCGGTGCCCTCGGCGCCCGGCGCCGAGCAGAAGCCCGACACGATGACGACCGAAGTCGCGCCCGTGTTGCGGACCGTCGCCGTCAGGCTCCACGCCACCACGTCGCCGTTCGCGACGTCCACCGCGCCAGAGTCGGCGACCACGGTGCCGGTCAAGGTGGTCGGACCGACGCGGACGCGGATCCGAAGGGTGTCGGTGGAGTTCGTGGCGGTCGCGACGACGGCGCCCCAAGGGTGTAAACCTTGCCGGCCTGGAGACCGTTCGCGGGGATCTCGTAGGATCCGAGCACGGTCTCGGTCGTGCTGTTGGTCAAGGCGGTGCCGGCGGCGAGAAGCGTATAGAGAAGGCGCATGGTTACCTCTTGTCCCGCTCGAGGCGGGTATGGGCTTGTTCGGACGCCTGACGGGCGATCCGTCGGGCGCTGTCGGCGGGGATCCCCGCCTCCCGCAGCTGATGATATCCCCGCTGCTCGGTCGCCGTCCGCGAGCTGTGCGCGCTCGCGCCGGACTCTGACTTGTCGCTCATGCCGCCCCCATCATCCGCGCCGCGCGGATCGCTTCGATCGCTGCCTCGGTCCGCTTGATCTGCCCCCGCAGGCTCGGGTTCCGATCGACGCGGTCGACCAGGCCCGACAAGATCGACGCCTGATCCTGCTCGAGCTTGTCGAGGACCACCGGCGTCGGCGGCGGGAGGATACCGCTGGAGACCAGCGACTGGAGCCACGCGACGTAGCCGCGGGTCCGGCCGACCAGCGCGGAGCCCGGAGTCGGGTGCTCCCAGGGCGTGACGTGCGCGGTCCCGCCCTCGACACTGACCGGGACACAGTACCGGACGCCACCGACCGACGGCTCCAGCACGATATATCCGCGGCGCTCCTTGATGTATCGGCTGTTGTCCATCACATACTGCACCCGGCCGGTCTGCGGGTCGCGGCGCGACTCGACGCGCGAGACGCCACCCAGTAGCGGCAATTTCGCGAGCTGGGGGACGACGACGAAGTTCCCGTCGTCGCAGTCGTCCATCGCGGTCCACCTTTCCGGATGGAACATGTACAAAAAGGGCGGCGAAGTTTGGATCCGCGGAAGGGCCGCCGGCGCGGCGACCCGTCCCAGGATCTCATAGGGCTCGGCGTCAGCGGGGGCCGGCGTAGTGACCGGCGATGGCTTGACCTGCTTGGACATTGACTACCTCGGGAGCCCGGGACTAAGCCCGGGCGGTGGAGTGATCAGGGCGCGTCAGACTGGATGGTGAGGCCCGCCGCATCATCGAGCTCGACGACGCCCACGTTGGCGTGCCCGACGTAGGTGGTTTCCGCGCCCAGGGAGTCGCGGTTGCGCTCCATGAGGACCGGCCCGACGTAGACCTGATCGGTGGGGAAGTCGAGCGGCGAGATGCCGTCGGCCCAAGCGATCGCGCCGGCGCCCAGGAAGGCGCTCGCCACGTCCGCACCGGCGTTCATGCTCGGCGCGCGGCTGGTCTGGTAGATCTCGGTCTCCAGGAAGCTCCCCTTGTAGGCGCCGCCGGCCCGGCTCACAAACTCCCCGCTCTGCGCTTGCCACTGAATCGCGCCCGCGCTGGCGGTCGCGATGTCGTTCTGCAGGTCGGTCACCGCCTGGGTGTGGCCGATAAAGAGCAGCGGCCCGCGGTTGTTCGCGACTTCCATCACCTGCTTGCCGGCGAGGAAGGTGGCCAAGGTCATATTTGACCCGGACGTCCCGATCGGCGTCCCGAAGGTGTCGAGCAAGTTGGCGACCAGGTCGACGAGCGCGCCCTCGTAGGACGCGAAAAAGTCCTCCGCGAGCAACGCCGCGTCGAACTCGCCGAGCCCGTCGGTCAACTTCGCGAGGTCGGTCGCCTTTCGAGCCAAAGCGAACGGAGAAACGGTCACATCCGCATAGGCGCGGCCGATGTCGGTCACCGCGGCGGCGGCGCCGTCGGCGCGCGGCTGCATGCGATCGCGACCGCCAAGGCCCAGGCGGCGGACCCGCACGACGTTGCTTTCCCGCATGTTGACGCGGCCGCCGTACACAAAGGCCGGGTGCGCCGGGAGGCGGAACGGATCGTTGAGGAGGTATTGCCACTGGGCCGCCATGACTTGGGAAAGGCGGTGGCCGTCGGCCAGAAGGGACGCGTAAGTCTCACCCATGGTATCACTCGGTGGACCACTGCGGCCTGTTGCGCCCTTTCACGGTCGGCGACACCTGCTGGCCTGGGTCTCGGATCTGGCATACCAAACCCGAGCCCGGAGCGCAAGTCAGCGCAACTCGCCGCGCTTGCGCAGTTCTTCAAACTCCGCTCGCGCCGTGCGATCTCCGCGGGCCATGCGCTCGGTCAGCGCCTGCAGTCGCGACACGTCCGCGCGGCTCGGCGTCGCCGCCGCGCCCGCGGTCGCCGGGGCCTGCGCCGTCGTCGTCGTCGCTGGCATCGAAGGGGCCGCCGGTTGCGCCGCGGTCGACGTGGAGCTCGCCGCCACCGGGGTCGGCGCGTCGATCGTCCGAGCGAGCCACGGGGTCAAGGCCTTGGGCGCCTTGCCCGGGTCGGCGCGCAGCTGACCGAGCCAGCCGACGAGGTCGGGCCGCGACTCTTCGGGGAGCTTCCCGTGGTAGAGTCGGGCAAGCTCGACGGCCTCGGGATCTGTCCACCCGGCACGCGCCAGGGTCGCCTCCTCCCGGGCGCCCGTCAACTCGCGTTCGAGCTGCGCGGCCTTTGCCGATGCAGTCCCGGCGGCCTCTGCCGCCTTCCGCGCCGTGTCACGTTCGGCGATGACGGCGGAAAACCGCTGATAGGGGATCCACTTCCCGCCGGACTGGTCGACATACTCTTCGGCAGGTGGCGACGTCGTCGACGCCGGGGGCTGCGCTTGCTCGCTCATGTGTCGCTCTCCTCGACGCCGTCGGGCGCCGCTTCAGTGGTCATCTCTTCAGCGTCGCCGGGCTCCTCGACTTCGGGCGCCGCCTCGTCTTCGGCGGCCGGCTCCTCGAGTTCGGGCGCCTCGTCTTCTTCGAACCAGTAGCGCACCCGCCACCCGTCGAGGGGCAAGTCAAGGTTCCCAACGCGGTTCAGCTCCTCCGCCACCCGGGCGCACAGACGCTCGTCGGCGAAACGGAAAACCGGCGCGTATCGCTGCTGGGCGGCTTGCTTCGCCGTCGCGCTGATCTCCAGGGCGTACCCGGAGCGCGGGTCGCCACTGACGCGGGCGGCGTCCGCCGGGTCCAGGTCGAGATAGGCCGCCATCCGGCGCTCGTACCCCTGGATCCCCTGCGCGATCTCGGTCGGGTTCCCGCCGGACTGCCACTGGCCCACGATGGGTTGCGTCTCGATCTCGCGGCGCGTCCCTTGCAACACGGTTGACGGGTCGGTGACGATGGCGGACCGAGCCGCCGCTCCGGAGCCTTCCGGCGACGTCGGGCCCCAGGCCACGTCGATCGAATAGCGCTGGGGCCATGACGCATCCTGCAGCACGTGCAGGTAGAACGTCCACTGCACCGCGACCGACAGGGTGCCCCAGTACAGCTCTTGTTCCTCGAAGGGATCCCACAACGCTCCGGTCATCGCCGCATGGTACAGCACGTGCGGGATCCCCTCGCGCCCGTCGCCCAGGCCGCGGAGCTCGTCGCCGCGGATGGTCTCGACCTTCATCGGCTGACCGACGCGGTACACGTCCACCACCCACTGGGGCTCGCGGCCGACCGTTCGGATCCGGTACTCGCGCAGTTCGATCGGCTGGTCCGGCTGCAGCGGGTCAGGGACGCCGACGACTAGGTCCGGGTAGACCGGGCGAAGAAGGACGTCATACGACCCGTCGGGCCGCGTCACGCCCTGGACGTCGAGGAGCATTTCCCGGAGCCCGAGCGTGTCGCGCTGCAGTCGCTGCAGGAGAGGGATCGCGCCCGCCATGTCGAGGTGGCGAGACAAGACCACCGCCGCGGCGGCGTCGTCATGTTCGATCGTCCAAGGCCGGTCGTAAAGCGTCGCCCGGCCGCCGGCCGCTTTGCGGAAAGGATTCGCCGACAGGTCCGGAGTCCCCCAGGCGTCGGCGCGCACCGACCCGACCCGACGTCGAAGCTCGTCTTCGAGGTCAGTCATCCACCGCCCGTAGAGCATCCTCCGCCGGCGGCGCGTGTGCTCCCAGCGCTCGGCGTCTTCGCGGTTCGTGGGTGCGGGCGGGACGTGGACGGGCATCGAAGACATGCATCACCCGAAACGGACGACAGAGGAGGACGATCTACGGCGCGACCGCTCGCCGAAGATCCAAGGGTCGAGGGCATAGCGCAGGGCGTCCACTGGATCCTTGTAGTCGGAATCGCGCATGTCCCACCGCTCCATCGCATCGATAAGCCGCCGGCATCGCGGGTGCACGGTGAGGCGCCCCGACGACACCAGATGGTAGACGTATCGCGCCCCGATCCGAAGGCTACCAGCGCGCCCCTCTCCGCGTTTTACGGTTTCGATCTGTACTGGTGCCCCGTTTCCGATCTGCCCCGTACGGTGCAGTTCTTTCGCAATGTGCGCCGCCAGATCTTTGTTGGACTTCTGCCCACCCGTCCCGGGCATGTGAACCCGGTCGCCGTGCGCAAGGTCGACGTCGGACCACCGGAGCCCGTGGCGCTCGAGCATGGCGAGGATCCCCATCGCGTCGTGTCGCGGCGCGGCAACGCCAGTCGCGTCGACGTACTCGTCGAGGACGTGAACCACGGGCGCCTCCGGGTCGCGCTCGTCGACGTACAGGAGCAGGGCGATTTGTTTGCCCGGTCGGTCGCCGTGGTCGACGCCGATGGCAACGGTAAACTCGGGCGCGTCGGGCAGGGCGGGCGAGATGTTCGCCGAGCACCACCTGGAGAAGTACCGATCGGTCGTTCCGCCTCGCCAAGCTCCGTCGACGACGATCGGCCGCTCCCAGTCGTCGCAGAGGTCGCCGAGCTTGGCGATCCACGCGGCGTCCTTCGGGACGCCTGACGCGGTCGTGACGGGCTTGGACGCGCCGACCGGGATCAGCTCCGTCTCGGTCAGCGGTCGCCAGTGATCGTGGATTGTCCCGGCTTCGCACAGTGAGCGCAAGTGCTCGATCGTCTCGTCGGGCGCGTTGATCGGCGTGAGTGACATGAGCAGCACGCCGCCGCGGTCCTCGAGGCGCTTCGCCGCTTCGACGAGAAGACGGGTCGACGCGGGCGGCTCGTCGAAGAGGACCACGTCGATCGACGCGCCGGCGAAGCTGATCGCGTCTTGGTTCGTGGTCTTGAT